AAGGCAAGATATATAAAGCTACTTGGTAACAAAACAGAGAAAAAGCAGATGATGAAAGTATTAGAAGATAAGATACTTCCATACCACAAACGCAACCCAAACGGTTTTGAAAAAAACGAAGCGGTCGGGGCTTTTAAAAATTAAATTGCACATAACTACTCGCTAAGTATTATTGTGAAAATTATTCAGCAATGAAGCCCAAAAAGTGCAAGCAATGTCAGATGATTTACCAACCTACCAAACCATTACAACAGGTATGCAGCTACGAATGTGCGATAGCCAAAGCGAAAGCGGAGAGAGAGAAGAAGGAGCAGAAGGATTGGAACAAGCGGAAGAAGGAACAGAAGGAGAAACTAAAGACGTTGACTGATTGGAAGAAGGATTTGGAAAGAGAGATAAACGCAATAGTCAAACTAATCGACAAGGGCATGACTTGCATTTCTTGTGGTGGTAAAATTGAGCAGGCAGGGCATTATCATTCAGTAGGATCAAATGATAGTATTCGGTTTCACTTAGATAACATTTATGGTCAATGTATACATTGCAATATGCACCTAAGCGGAAATATTATTGGGTACGACTTAGGCTTAATTGAAGTTTACGGAAAGGAATATTGGAATTATGTTAAATTTGATTTGGTTAAATTATTTCCCCTTTGTAAATTTGGTGAAGAAAGGATAAGGGAGGCGATAGCGGAAGCAAGGCAGATTAAAAGGGAACTGATTAAAGCAGATATGATTTACCCGGCAAAGGTCAGACTTCGATTGCGAACTGAACTAAACAAACGAATTCGATTATACTAAACACAAAACTATGGAACTACTAAACAAAGTTAAAGACATCCTTGAACAAAAGGGGTACGATTTCTCCGATGAAAAATGGCAGTCGGGCGAACTACTGACAATCCTTTACGATGCGGTTTACGCAACAGAACAAGCTATGGGCGCAATTAATAAGGCAAAAAAACCAACAAGCGACCTAATCGAATTGAAGTCATAATCGGAAAATATGCTATTATATGCCGATAATTTTACAAACATAAACCAATGAAAGAAAAGACACCACTTCAGTTATTAGACAATTGGCTAACATTCCAGATGCAGAACGCTACGCCTCACACAAGCTACGTTTTCGGACTTGTAAGAGGTCAGGTCGAACAACTAAAGATAATTGAACAGAGGGCAATAGAACACGCCTACGTTGCAGGTTTCGCACAGGCAGATACTTACGAAACGCCAAAGGACTATTTTGAAAGGAAGTATAAAACAGAACAGACTGATAAATAAAATGCGACATGGTTCATTATTTTCAGGGATAGGTGGCTTTGAATTAGCTGCGGAATGGATGGGATGGCAAAACATATTCCATTGCGAATGGAACGACTTTGGAAAGCAAGTACTCAAATATTATTGGCCTGAATCAATATCATATCATGACATCACAAAAACAGACTTCACTATTCACCGAGGACAAATTGACATCCTCACAGGAGGCTTCCCATGTCAACCCTACTCATCCGCTGGAAAAAGACTTGGAAAGGAAGATGACAGACACCTCTGGCCGGAAATGCTTAGAGCAATTCGAGAGATTGCGCCAACCTGGGTTGTGGGCGAAAACGTTCGCGGCCTTGTTAATTGGAATGGAGGGTTGGTATTCCATGAGGTGCAAGCTGACTTGGAAACTGAAGGGTACGAAGTTCAACCGTTTTTACTTCCAGCTTGTGCCGTCAATGCTCCCCACAGAAGAGACAGAATCTGGTTTGTGGCTTTCAACTCCAAGAGCAAACGAAATTCCGAGGTCGGAAAATTTTGCAAAGGGGAGGACAATGAGTCCATCAGAATATGCGAAAAAAATGGAAATGGTTTTATTGCCAACACCAACAGCAATGGACTCAACGAATGCAACAGCAACAATGAAGTCAACACAAGTGAAGGAGGGATCAATGCATTCAGTAACATTAACGAGGGCGATGGCAATGGGATTGCTTCCGACGCCAAGGGCAAACAAAGTAAACGGATGCAACTTGAACAGCGAGAAATTAGCCAACAGAAACAAGGGAAACTTAGAAGAAACGGTAGCGATGTGGAATGTGAGCGGAATGCTACCGACACCACAAGCACAGAAGGGGGGCAAGATAGCAGGATTAGAAAATCAAGATTCAATGACCAAACGAGTTCGACAAATTACTGGTCAAACTTCCCAACTCAATCCCCGATTCGTCAGCGAAATGATGGGCTTCCCACCGAACTGGACAGAATTACCTTTTCTAAATGGAGAAACGAAAGCATAAAAGCATACGGTAATGCCATAGTGCCTCAAGTTGCTTTGCAAATTTTCAAAGCAATATCTGAATACAACCTTTTAAATAATAAACCAGAAGAACAATGACAACACTACAAATCATTTTACTTAGCACAGGCATACTTATAGCCATTGATGCCGTATTAATTTACCTGTGGATCAAGAGCGCAACTGAAGAACCTGAAAATTAAAATTCGTATATTTGCAATATGGCAACTAAGCTGATAAAAGTTTCAGATATAAAATCAAACCCGAATAATCCGAGAGTAATCAAAGACGATAAATTCGACAAGTTAGTTACCTCGATAAAAGAGTTTCCCGAAATGCTGGAGGCAAGACCGATTGTCGTTAATCCGGACATGGTAGTTCTGGGCGGTAACATGAGGCTAAAAGCACTAAAAGCAGCAGGAGTAAAGGAGGCACCTGTGTATGTGGCTACATGGGATGAAATCAAACAGAAGGAATTTATCATAAAAGACAACGTCGGCTTTGGTGAATGGGATTGGGATATTTTAGCGAATGAGTGGGATGCTGAAGAATTGGGAGAGTGGGGATTGGAAGTTTGGCAACCCGAGCAGGAAGTAGACTATTCAATACTTGATGAAGAGAATGTTGACGACCACCTTCAAGATATGGCAGATGGCGTTAAGAAAGCTATTCAAATTGAGTTTGAGCCTGACCATTATGACGAGGCATACGAGCTGGTTAAGTTTTGGCGAAACCAAGACGCATACGTTGGTAAGATGATTCTTGACTTCTTGAAATCTGAAAAGAACAAGCTATGAGGCAGACAGAGCATCAAGGAATAAAGTTTCTTTACAGAGACGATACAAGCGACCTAAAAACTTTCGAGGAGGTAGTTATTCGGGATGTATACCAAAAGAAAGAAAACAAGATACAGAAGGGCGAACATTGGATTGATTGTGGTGGAAATGTGGGTGCGTTTACTGTTTTGGCCTGTTCTAAAGGTGCAAAAGTTACGGTTTACGAACCTGACCCATTCAATTGCAAAATGATTGAAAAGAACCTAAAATTAAACGGTTTCGATGCTGAAATTGTCTGCGCAGGATTGGTTCACAATGAAACTAAAAGGGCGAATCTTTACGTTGGAAATAATGGCAATGTTTGGAGAAATTCCATGTTCAAGAATTGGAACGGTAAAGGACTGAAAGTTGATTGCGTTAATTTTGACGAAGTAGTTCCTGATGGTGTTTGTGTAAAAATGGATATTGAAGGAGCTGAGATGCCTATCTTGGAAAGCACAAAAAGGAAATTCAATAAATTAGTATTTGAGTGGAGTTTCGATATTGACCCAAGTTTGCCGAGATTTTGGAAGGTGATGGAAAAGCTTCACAAACAATATAATGTCGCACCAATAGGAAACACTGCAAAATTCAAGACCAGAGATTATGATGTTTGGCAGAAGTCTTGGTTTCCTGCTTGTACAAATGTATTCTGCTATGAAAAGAATTGACCTGCATCAAACTGAACACTCGGTGAAGATTGGAGACGAATGCCCAGCGTTTGAGCCTAACGTAAAAGAGGACTGCATTTTTTACGCTGATGGTGAGCCGATTGGTTTTTTTATGCGACAGATGCCTGATAAGATCTGCAAGTTAGCAGACCTTGCGGATAAGGAATTGAGGAGTAAGAATGTGCCGAAGTCAGTTATGGCAAGGGCTACCGTATCCACTAAAGAGGCTTACGATGAAATGATGAAGGGGCAAGGAGATAAAAAACGGGTGAATCAGTATAGTGTAATTATTGGAGGCATACCACCTAAAGCACAATTTAAAAGGCCATACCCCAACCTTTCAAGCGTTCACTCCGTTAAGACCGCGCAAACTTTTATAAAGGCTATGTTATTGCTTGCAAAGGAAAGCGAGCAGCTAATAGCTGAGATAATGCCCGACCAATACCAAAGGCAAAAAGAACTGTTTAATCAGGTGTCTGACAAATGGAAGTTCGGTACCTTGTTCACTTCTTCAATCAGCAACTACAACATAAGCGCACCGTTTCACAGGGACACAGGAAACATAAAGAACACAGTTAACGTCATAATCACCAAACGCAGAAACAGCAAAGGAGGGAACCTTCATGTACCTGACTACGGCGTTACCATTGACCAATGTGATAACTCAATTTTGGTTTATCCTGCTTGGAGAAACGTACATGGAGTAACACCGATAGAGCCTACCTTTGAAGGCGGTTACAGAAACTCACTTGTGTTTTACCCTTTGAATGCATTTTTAGAATTAAAACACTAAATCAATGGCATACGATAAGAACAAGCTATATCAGCAAGCAAAAGAAGCAATAGAAAAACATAACTTGTTTTTTATTGAGGACATTGTGGCTTTTATACCTTGCAGTAAGCCTACATTTTACGAACATTTCCCTTTGGATTCTGACGAACTTAACGACTTAAAGGAAATGCTGGAGCAGAATAAAATAAAGACAAAGTCAAGCATCCGAGCTAAGTTATACAAGTCAGAAAAGGCAGGCGAGTTGTTAGCGTTGTACCGACTAATCGCTACGCCTGAAGAACACAGGAAGCTAAATCAAAGCTATATCGGTCATAGTGTTGAGAATATGTCTATTCAATGGAACGAAATAAAGACATACGAAAAAAGTGATAAAGCTGAGTAAGAAGCAAACGCTTGCACTTAACTTGCTGGAGAACAAATCAACAAGGGAAGTACTATACGGTGGTGCAGCTGGGCCAGGTAAGTCATTTCTCGGATGTTATTGGCAGTTGAAGCAGCGATACAAATATCCCGGCACGAAAGGGTTAATCGGTCGTGCGCATTTAAAGACGCTGAAAGACACTACCTTACAAACCATGTTTACAGTTCAGAATTTGATGGGATTAGAGAGAGGCGTACATTGGGAGTTAACTGGTGGCAATGATAAGGAAAATCCAAACGCGATAGTCTACACTAACGGTTCAAAAATCCTTTTAAGAGATTTATTCTTTTACCCTTCCGACCCGGACTTTGATGAGCTTGGTTCACTTGAGATATCAGATGCTTTTATAGACGAGTGCGGCCAAGTTAAGGACAAGGCAAGGCAAACGGTGATAACGCGGATTAGATATCAACTTGATGAAAACGGATTGATACCGAAAATCCTGTATGCTACAAATCCGACTAAGGGATGGGCGTATCGAGACTTTTACCAACCGTATAAACAAGGCACGCTGAGAGGCGACAGGGCGTATGTTCCGGCTTATGTAACGGACAATCCGAACGTACCTTTGTCTTATATTGACTCGCTTGATGCGATGCCTGAGGGAGCGCAAAAGCAGCGGTTGAGGTATGGCAACTGGGAATACGACGATGATCCGAGTACGTTAATTGAATACGATGCGATAATCAAATCGTTTGAATCGGTTAATAAAGACGAAAGCAAGCAGCGGTATATCAGTTGCGATTATGCGAGGTATGGTTCAGATACTACTGTAATCTGCGTATGGCATGGCATGACTTGCAAGGTGAAGCAGTATAAAGGTTTATCGGTACCGGCTTGTAGAGACGAAATAAAGCGGTTACAGGCTGCCTATTCAGTACCTACAAAGAACGTAACGGTAGATGAGGATGGCGTTGGTGGCGGCGTTGTGG